CCTTTAACAAAATCAGCAAGAGCTGCTAAACTAGCATACATTGCAGGGGATAAAACAAGATTCCAACCATCTGTTGAACCTGTTTCGGCAAGTATCTTCCCCATTAAGGTAGATAAGTTAGCTGCACTTAAAGCTGAACCTGTTGTTACAACATGCATTTGAGCATCAGAATCTGCACCAACAGCACCAGTACCACTTCTAAATAACCCATTAAAGTTATTTGCTACTTGATAATGCATAAAGTTATCAAAACCCCTTGCATTAGCATAAGCTAACTGTTTAACATAAATACTTAAAAGGTCGTAACTTGATTGAACTTTTGTAATCTCAGGAACATACACAGAAGAAACATTATATTGATCTATTGTTAAATCAGTTTGTGTTTCAGTTCCACTACCTGTAATATCTACTGCAATTTCTTCCCCATGAGTAACTGCTTGTAAAGCAGGCACACCAATATGTGGTAGATGAATTACATCTCCTGCACTTGAAACATCAGTAGATAAATTTACCCCTAGATTATTCATCATTGTTTTTTGTTGAAATACATCCAAAATAGCCTGACCCCATATTTCAGGAACGAATTGGTCAGCTATAGGATATGAATTTTTGCCTGTACCACCTGAGTGTACATTGACATTTGTTGGATCACCACTAAAAGCCATGACATCCTCCTTTAACTACTCTCTTTCAACTGCCGAAGCCTTCATTTTGAGAGCACTCCTGGTTAATTACCAGGTTTATATTGTTCTAATATATTCCCCCAATTTTCCTTTTTTTCCTTTTCAGTCATTTCAGAATAAGGTTTTTCTAAACTTTTTTTCCTTGCCTGACCAAGAGCTTCAGGAGCATTGGGTTTTATATTATTAATTTTATTAGTTACATATTCAAGAGTTTCTAAATCTAATTTAGATAAAGATTCTCTATCTTCTTCAGGATGATTTTCTAATAAAGAACCTCGTTTTACTTCTTCATATTTAGACCATTTATCAGCATTAGCAGTTAAACTGTCTATTTGAGAAGCTGATTTTTCATATAAAGCCTTAAAGTCTTCTTTCTCTTTTAATTTAGTTTCTTCTGCTTTAGCAAGACTCTTTTCTAATTTTGCTAAACGAGTTTCTGCATCCTGAGCTCTTTTTCTATACTTTTTGCTTTCGGCAATATACTGCTCACTAGAGCTGTCCTGAGTAGTTTCTTTAGCAGGAGTTTCACTAACTGTTTCTTCTACTGCTTGGGTTTTATCTTCGGACATGCTGTCCTCCTTTTTATTATAAAAGCTGTCAAATATGCAAATTTTTGCATATTATTAATAGATAACTTAAATTAAGTTTAGAAATAATGCAAATTTTTGGTAGATACACAACTAGAATATAAGCAAAGGTGGTTTGAGTATATGGGGTACACACCTCATAATGGGCAGAAGAAACTCCACTATCCTACCAAAGGTACTGCTAGGTTTTTTGTCATGGTTTGTGGAAGGAGATTTGGCAAAACAACAGCTTCAGCTATGGAAGCAACTTATTATGCCTCTCAACCAAATCAAAAAATATGGCTTGTAGGATTATCCTATGATAAAGCAGATTTGATGTTTAGGGAGATATGGAAGTTAATGGTTGTAGGACATTCAAATGACATTATAAGAGCTTCTGAAAAAGATAGGTATATAAAATTTAAATGGGGAACAACTGTTGAAGCAAAGTCTGCTGATAATCCAGATTCCTTAGTTGGAGAAGGATTAGATCTACTTATAATAGATGAAGCAGCTAAAGTAAAAAGAAAAATTTGGGATATGTATCTTTCTCCCACATTATCAGACAGAAAAGGGAAGGCTGTTTTTATTACTACACCAGAGGGTTTCAACTTCATTTACGATTTATTTCTTCTTGGAAAAGAAGATGAATTATGGGAATCCCATCAAGCACCATCATGGGATAATCATTTTGCCTTCCCTGATGGGAAAAGCGACCATTTTATACTTGAAAGAAAAAGGAATATGTCAAAAGAGGTATTTGACCAAGAGTATGGTGCTAAATTTACTTCTTTCGCAGGGCAAGTATATCCTTTTGAAAGAGATTTAGATGTAGGAGATTATCCTTATAATCCAAATCATCCTACATTCTGTTCTGTAGACTTTGGCTATAGGATGCCTGCTGTTGGTTGGTTTCAGACATATAGAGTAGGTGGAATATGGCATATCAATATGATAGACGAAATAATACACAAAGCAAATATTAAAACTGACGAGCTAGCCTTAAAAATTAAGGCAAAACCTTATAATGTCATTAAATATTATGGTGATCCTGCAGGAGTTCAAGCTCAAGGGCAATCAGGTATGGGAGATATTGAAATATTCAGAAGAAAGGGTATAGTTGTAAATACAAAGAGAGATAAAGTATCAAGAAGTATAGCTTCAGGTGTTTCTCATGTTAGAAGTTTTATAGAAAATGCTCAAAATGAAAGGTTCTTTCATGTTAATAAAAAATGCACAGAAATAATGAAAGATTTAGAAAATTATCGTTATCCTGAAGCAAAAGAAGGACAAGACCTAAAACCAGAGCCATTAAAAGATGGTTACCACGATCATGGATGCGATATGGTAAGATATTTTTTTACAAACAGATTTCCAATTAAACAACGAGAATTTAAAGTGAGGACAAGATGATAAACATGACAGTTGAAGATATAATAAAGCACTCAGTAGAAGAAGCAAAACTATTAACTCAAAAGAATAGACGAGAATGGGTTAGAAGATTGCTCAATTATTATGGGGGGAACAATACAAACCAATACATTAAAAATTTCTTTTCTGCTGATGCATTTAGAGAGATTCCTTGCTATAATGCTAACTTTACAAGAAGATTTGTTAATAAAATGAGTAGAATCTACACAGTAGGTGCTAATCGTAATGTGAGTAAGCAATATGATGCACTTACAATTAAGAAAAATGCCAGAATGAAGCATGTAGAAAGGATGACTCGCCTTATGGGCACAGTTGCTACTCAAGTTATTTATAAAGAAATATATGGTGAGCCTTGTTTTGATTATAGACCTGTTTATTATTTTAATGTTCACTTATCTGATCCATTTACTCCTTCTGCTATCATGTATCCACTTTTAATGCAACCTGATGATGTTTCTTATATAGAAAAATGTGAATGGGCTTACTGGGATGATTCAATTTATGCTCATTATGATGAAGATGGCAACATAATAGAGGAATATGAGCATGGATATGGTGTTTTACCTTTTTTATTCACCCACAGAGAAGAACAAATAGATGAATTTTTTGTAGATGGAGCAAATGATATAGTAGATTGTAATGAACAAGTAAATATAGCAATGACAGAGATGCAACTTGGTTTAAGATTTCAAATGTTTGGACAACCTTTTATGACAGGTGTTGATTCAGATAAAAGAATAGAAAGAGCAGGTTCTGACCAAATAATAGACTTACCTGAAGGTGCAACTTTTGGAATTGTATCTCCTGCAGGTAATATTGAATCAGTTATAGAGAATATTAAGTTCCAAGTAGATTTAGTTGCTCAGAATAATCACTTATATGTGCAATTTGCACAAGATGGAGGTGAAACTCCTTCAGGAATTGCCTTAAAAATCAAAGACTTGGAAAGATTTGAAGATTATCAGGATGATATAGAACTTTGGAGAATGTATGAGCATGAATTATATTATGTTGAGAAGGCAATAGCTGCTTATAACAATATAAAACTTCCTGAGAAGCTAAAACTAGACTTTAATGAGCCTGAATATCCAAAAACTGTATCAGATCAAATATCTTTAGACGAACATAGACTAAACCACTTCATGTTAGATGAACCTGACTTATTAATGGAATATAATAAGGATTTATCTCGCAAAGAAGCTGAAAAGATTATTGAAAAGAATAAAGAATCCATGTCAGAGCCTAATGAAGAAGAAATGGTTAATAATTATGCAAAAGCTATAAAAGAGAACAATGGTAAGCAGAAAAATGAAGAAAATAATGATAAAGAGCCTGAAAAAGAGGAAAATTATAAATGATAACATCAAAATTAACTCAAAATTTTAGCTTTGGCAAACTCAGAAATCAAATTGATGATATTTTAGATGAGCTTGTCCATGAAGTAGGTGGAGAAGTTAGTGATGGAATGATAAATGCAATAAAAAGGGGTATAAAACCACCATTAGCTCCATACACCTTAATAAAAGATGCTGCATCTCCAATAAATAGAATTAGTGATAAACCCTTAATGAGAACAGGCAACTTACTTAGAAGCCTTAAATATGATAAATCTAGAAAAGAAATAAGGATGTTTGCCTATGGAAAACTACAAAATGATGGCTATAAAAACCCTTGGAAAGGATTTAGACCAGTTCCTGCTAGACCATTTATTGATTTAGGGATAAAGGACTTGAAAGGTCTTTTAAAGGGAATGTTAGTTAGATATGTGAGGATGGCACTAAAAAAATGAGTGATAAAAAATTCTTCAAATTAATTATAGGTTTTTTAAAGTCTATAGATGAAAATACTAAGACTTTAAAGGATGATGATGATTTTTATTTAGATAGTGATGATCCTATATCAATACCAAAGGATATTTATAAGGAACTTTGTAGGGAATTAGACTTAGATACTATAACTTTTATGGGAATTACTTAGAATTAATCAATTTATCTGTTCTTGTGCACCATCTCGCCATTTTATTTAAACCAACCACAGAATCTCCACTTAAATCTGAAAATATCTGCCTTGCTTCAACTAATAAATCATAACACTTTTCTATATCTTTAATTTGTTTCATTTTCTTGTTATTATAATTGCATTTTTATCATTTATCTTTCTAATTTTTATCTCTAACTGTGTATCAATAAACCAACCAAGTCCATTCCATATTTTCTCAGGTAAATAAATGCAATCCTCTCTTAAACCCTCTTTTAGTTTCATTTTTTCTTCTTAGCTCTCTTTTTAGCTCTTTTATGTCTCTTTATTTCTAAATTTTTAGCTTTTCTTGCTTGTTTTCTCTCTTTTGCTTTCTTGTTTGGCATTTTCTGCCTCCATTATATTATTTTCCCAATCTTGTCTTTGTGCAGGTGTTGGTCTGCGACTCTTTAAAGGAGGAACTCCCACTTTCCCTGCTCTTATCCTCCACTTCCTCCACTCACTTTGCTGCTTATTATAGGAAGCTCTCTTTTCTTCTTCCTTAATAGCCTTCCTATTTAAAATATTCTCTTTCTTAGTCCTTTCTATCTGATTCTCAACCTTTCTTTTGGGCAAGTCCTCAAAATCATCTTCAATGCTCTCAGCCACATCAATAATATCCTTATCCTCTACAACCTCTGCATTTTCAACACCCTTCAAAAACTTCTCAAAAGGACTATCAATAGTAACATTAATATTCTTCACTAACTTTCCACTATGCTCTAAAACCAATCTACCTGCCTGCACATTACCTGCCTGAGCCTCACGAACCATAGCATTTAAAACACTAGGCAACTGAAACCCAAACTCAACCATATACCTATCATAGATAGCATCTATAAAATTAGGATCTTCCCTCCATTGTAACACAGCCTTCTTAGTAACACCAATCTTATTTGCAACCTGCTCTACAGTCATTTGAGGATTAAAAGCAAACAAGTCAATAGCGAGTATTTTAGAGGGTTTTTTCTTCTTTTGTATTATATCTGTCATAATTTTAATAAAATAGCCTAAAAAGCACCATATTTCAAATATAAATATAATACTAATTAAAGATATTGTCAAAGTTCCATATATTTTTTTTCTAAAAGTTACTTTTTATAATTTGTGTGGAATGTTGACCGAGAACTAAGTAGAATCGCTGTACTCCTTAGTGTCCTTTGACGAAATTAGACATAATATATATTATCAATATAGATAAATAAAATAAATAAATAAATAAATAAAATAAACCTTGTTAATGTCATATAATGTAATCAATTGAATGAGGGGGTTTTATGGCTTAGGCATAGTAACACTTGGATCACAGATAATCTCTTTAAATAAGGGGGGTTTTGGTGGTGGGGGG